CTTCAGACTTTATAATATTAAACATTTAAAATGGGAAAAAAGATATCATACGCAACAAGAGACTTTGCGGGACTTAGACAAGAATTAGTAAATTTAACAAAAGAGTATTATCCTGATTTGGTTAAGAATACCAATGATGCGTCAATATTTTCAGTATTGTTAGATTTAAATGCGGCTGTTGCTGATAACTTACATTTTCATATTGATAGAGTTTGGCAAGAGACTATGTTGGATTTTGCACAACAAAGACAATCATTGTTTCATATTGCAAAAACATATGGTATTAAAATACCGGGTAATAGACCTTCAGTTTCTTTATGTGATTTTTCAGTTAATGTACCTGTAAGAGGGGATAAAGAAGATGATAGATATTTGGGAATTCTAAAAAGTGGAGCACAAGTTTCAGGAGGAGGTCAAATATTTGAAACATTAGAAGATATAGACTTTTCTGACCCGTTCAATAGTAGAGGAGAACCAAATAGACTTAAAATACCTAATTTTGATAACAATAATAAATTAACCTCATATACAATAACAAAAAGAGAACCCGTTGTTAATGGAGTTACAAGAATATATAGAAGGGTAATTTCAGAGTTAGACCAAAAACCATTTTTAAAATTATATCTTCCCGAGCAAGATGTTTTAGGAGTTACATCTATTATACATAAAGAAGGCACGTCATTCGGTACCAACCCAACATCCTCAGAATTTACTAATAATACCAATAAATGGTACGAAGTTAAAACATTAATACAAGATAAAGTTTTCATCCCCGACCCAACATCAGCATCAGACGCCGATAATTTTAAGGCCGGCAAATATGTTGACGTTTATAATAAATTCGTTACTGAGTATACACCAGAGGGATATTATTCAGTAACCTTTGGTTCTGGCACGGTAAATCCATTAGAAAATTTAGATAACTATATGAATGGTTCACTTAAAGTAAACCTTGCAAGTTATTTAAACAATATGTCATTAGGTTCGGTCCCTAAAGCCAACACTACAGTATTCATAAAATATCGAATTGGAGGGGGTAAAGACTCGAATTTAGGGGTTAATGTTATAACAAGTATAGATAATGTCGACTTCGAAGTTACAGGTCCAAATGAGAGCTTTAATTCACAAGTACAACAATCTCTAAGAGTTACTAATGTAACACCAGCGGTGGGTGGGGCAGACCAACCAACAATTGAGGAATTAAGAAATATGGTTGCATATAATTTCTCAGCACAAGACAGAGCGGTAACCTTAAATGATTACAAGTCTTTAATCGAGACAATGCCATCAACTTATGGGGCACCCGCTAAAGTAAATGTTTTGGAACAGGATAATAAGGTTAAAATTAAATTGTTATCATATGATGACAAAGGTAATTTAACTGATATTGTATCTAACACATTGAAAAACAATATTTTAAATTATCTTTCTGAATATAGAATGATAAATGATTATATCGATATTACGAGTGGTCAAGTTATTGATTTAGGATTAGAAATTGATTTAATTGTTGATAAGAATGAAAAATCTAGTGAAATTTTAAAAACAATTATTGAAGATACCATATCGTTTTTTGCAATTGAAAAACGTAAAATGGGAGACCCATTATTTGTTGGTGATTTGATGAAAGAAATTGGAAATGTCGCTGGTGTTGTGAATGTTGTCGATATACGTGTTTATAACCAAATAGGAGGTACATATTCAAGTTCTGAAGTATCTCAATCATATAAAAATAGTGTAACAAAAGAAATACAACAATCCGATATGACTGTTTTTATGTTGTCTAATCAAATTTTCCAAATCAGATTCCCAAATGTAGACATCAAAGTAAGAACTAAATCTTTAGGAACGACTACATACTAAAATGTTTTTTCGTTATAATAGTAGAAAATCCCTTGCTTTCTATTTATTATAAGAACAATGCAAAAACATAGAATTTCAACAGATATTGGTAAGGACCAAAAGGTTACGATTGAGTTAAAACAAGACTACGACCTTCTTGAGATATTATCCTTAAAATTCACTCAACAAGAGGCATACACATCATTGTGCTCCGATTATGGGGTTGTTTGTGGTAGAGTTACCGCAAACAACGGACTTGGTATCCCAAATGTCAAAATTTCAATATTCGTACCACAAAAAACAACCGATTCAACAGACCCTGTTATATCATCATTATATCCATACACATCTGTTAGCGATAAGAATGATGATGGTTATAGATATAATTTATTACCAAAAAGAAAACAACACGGAGGTCACGTACCAACAGGTACATTTTTTGACCAAGAAGATATTCTATCAAGAGAAGAAGTTTTAGAAGTTTATGAAACTTATTACAATTACACAGTAAAAACAAATAGTGCTGGTGACTTTATGATTTGGGGGGTTCCATTGGGGGAACAAACAATTCATGCAGAAGTTGACTTGTCAGATATGGGATGTTTTTCAATTAGGCCATATGATTTTATTAGACAAGGTATTGATGAGAAAAAATTTGATAGATTTTATAATTTTAAATCTGACGAAGATTTAGATGGATTAGAACAAATTATATCATTCAATAAAAAAATTGAAGTATTCCCATTTTGGGGAAACCAAGATTTATGTGAAATAGGAATATCAAGAGTCGATTTTGATTTATCTGATAAGGGAGTTAAAGTAGAACCAATATCTTTAGTTTTAATTTCATCTGTAACCGATAATAATTCTGACGCAGTAAAAAAGACTGGAGTTATTAGAATGAATACGGGGTATAAATGTAATTTACAAACAAGTCCTGGTAAAATTGAGGGAGTTAGATATACAGGTAATAAAGTTTATGGTTCAGACGGGGTTACATTATACCCCGAATTAGAATATTTTAATCCAGGAGTAATTGAGGATGATGGAACCGCAATGGCGGTAATTCCAATGAACATGGAATATACTTACACAAATGAATTTGGGGAAGAAGAAATAACTAATGACCCAAATAAAGGTATACCAACAACAACGGTTTCAAGATTTAGACTTAGTTTAGGTGAAGGCAATACAGAATCAACAAAAGGAACATCATCCGCACATTATTTAATCCCACAAATTAGAGAATATAATAGTGATGCAGATGGAGTTAATGATTTAGGTGAGTACCAACCAGAATTATTAACCACATATCAATTTTCCGATGTATTTGAGGATTACTTAAAAATTGTAACTCCAAACAATGGAATGGGCATAATCGGTGATATGTCATCAACTTATATATCTGATAAGAAAAATCTAATGTTGGGAACAAACAATGGAGGAATTCCTGAAGATGTTTTTTATAAGTTTATATATGGTAAAGTTTATACACCATCTTCTTTTCAAGGATCGCACTATGAAGTATCTTCAGTTGAATCATTTTTTGGTTTATCTAGAAGAGACGCTTTTTTAGGAATAAAACAAATTAGACCAAGTCAAGAAGACGATTGTACAGGTAATGCAAATTACTTACCAACAAATTTTGCGTTTAGAAATAGAATTAAATTTAGTTTATTAATATCCTCAATTGTAACATTCATTCAATTTATTTTTGCTATTATACTTATTAAATTTTTTGAATTTATTGGGAGATTTTTACTTACAGTTGGTGATGGATTATATGGAATATATTTTGGTTGGCCATTTAATTGGAGACCGTTTGAGAAATTAAGTGAAACATTTAAGAGTTCGGCATATAGTATGCAAGATAGAGGTACAAAAGTTTTACCGTTAACAGTATATCCAGATTGTGAAGAATGTTCGGAAGATACTGGCGCGTTTGGTGATTTGTCTACCGAATCAGAATATGCTGCAATAGGTGAGATAAAATTAAAAATTGTGGGTGTTGGTCAAGGGAATAGCACAGTAATGTTAATACCAATAGAATTTAATGTTAGTACTGCAGATGATTCTTCTTGGTTATCACAATTTTTTCCAAACGCACAAGCTAGAGAATATACATCGAGTACTTCTTCACCTTTGAGTGCTAACACATTTTCATTAACTAGCTCAACAAAGTCAACCCAAAAAACAATATTAGAATTTTTATCCAACGCGAAAGTAACACCATCGGAAGGTGATATAAATGACAGTAGATTTATTGCAGATGTTTATCCGTTAGTTGACGATACGGTAATTCCATTTACAATTCCACCAGATAAAACAGATGCAAAATCAACGTCGTTTAGTAATTTTATTTTGAATTTTAACACCACTAACACATCATTAACCAATAAATCATTTTTTAGATCGGGTCAATTTAGATATAATTGGAAAGGATTAAAAGTTCTTGGTATAAGATTATCTGCAGATAAAGATGATAGTTGGGAGGCGTATGGGGCCACAGACGGACCAACAAGACTAAGTTCTAAAATACAACAATGGACAAATGTAGTTGGTATTTGGAAAAACTATATGGAAACAATTTCATTTAGTCATGAGCAATGGGCTGATTTATCAGGTGTAAATTATAGTAGTTATAGTGGTGGACATAATGGAATTGGTAATATTATAGATAGAGGAACGTTTGCGGTTATGAGAATCTATGATAGAACAATAAAAAAGAAAACTGAGACCGATAGTATTAGGACCGAAATTGCAACAGAGGTCGGATGTCAAAAATATGATAAGGCATATGATGAAACAATATCCTATAAATATCTTTGGGCAAGTGCGGCATCTTCTTACGGTGATTCACACTCACCAGTAGACCCAACTAGTACAACTAATGGATATCCTGTTGGTTTGAAAGAATCCACATCGACTGTTGTTGGTTCAACAATCATGGCCGACATCATTGCAAATTCAAGTGCAGAAAGAATGCCATATTTAAAAAATTGGAATAAAATTGGTACCAAATATTATGATAGAAAAACTAAATCTGGTTATTCAGAAATAAGGGATGGTGTCTTTACAATAATCCCCGTTATTAAAGGAACATCTAATAATATCCCACTATTAACTGAGTGGTATAAAAGAAAAAGAGTTGGTTTATTTTTCTGCGGAGGAGTCACTAATTTTTCATTTATAGATAACTGGTTAAATGGATTATTATATTTCTTCAAGTTTGATTATAGGATTAAGTGGGATGATGTAAACTCTTTAGATTTAAATCAAAGAGGATCTAAATTCCCAAGAGAATTAGTTTTTTATAATGTTTTAGATAAGAAGTTTTATTATAGAGCAACACCATATAATCCAACAAATGGATTTATAGGTCAAAATTATAGTGGATATAAAGAAATACTACACCCAACCACATTTTATGATGTTGGTGTAAGAGATGAATTTATGTATGAAATATGTTATGACCCAAGAATAGACCCAACGTGTTCCGTTGTTAGGGATTTAACCGTTACCTCGTACCAAGACCCCGCCAATATTATCGAACATGCAATTAACTATAGAATGGATATAACAAATGCAAAGTTTGACGTTGGAGATTTCTTTACAGGAACAGGAATGGGAGATAATGTAAAT